GTCTACAAGATAGCCAAGGTGAATGGGCAATGGGTGGAGGGTGAGATGGACCCCGCCAAGCCCGCATACACCTTCTACACGGGTCAAGAAACGGGCGAGGAACGTGAACTGACTCGCCAGATTTTCAACGGCAAGTACGAATCCTCCTTTCCTGGGTCGTTGAAGACGAGTGTGGAGGCGCGCGGCAAGAAACTGCTGTGTCTGCTCATGGCCTCCAGTTCAGGTGCCGAAGGTATTACGCTCGCCAATGTGCGCCACGTGCACATTCTGGAGCCGCACTGGACTCCTGCGCGTCACGACCAGGTCATTGGTCGCGCAATTCGTATTTGCTCTCACGCAACGCTCCCCGAAGCGGAGAGGACGGTGCGTATTAGTTTCTACGTGTCGGTTTTCACCGACAAGCAAGCCAAGTCCAACGAGTTTCCCAATATCACGCCGATTCGTCGTGCCGACACGGCCATGAAGCGGTATGAAGGCGGTGGACCCGTAGAAACGTTCATGTCGGCTGACGAGTATCTGTATGAGATTTCGTTCGAGAAGAACCAAGTCAATCAAAAAATCGGGACATTGCTGAAGCAGGCGGCGGTGGACTGCGAGATTCATCGTAAGTTACACGCCAAGGAGAAGCCGGTGATTTCGTGTATGCGCTTCGACAGCACCATTACGGGCGAAGATCTAGCCTTCAAGTCGTCGGTGAAATCCGAAGACTTGGACTCAACGTACCTGCGGAACATGGAACGCAAGCAGCGCAAGTTGCAGCGTGTCGTCATCAAGGGCATTCTGTTTTTGATTGACCCGTTGACGTCCGAGGTCTTTGACGGAATTGCGTTTGACGACAACCACCGTCTGATTCCGGTGGGACGCAAGATTTCCGACACTCAGATTCGCTGGGTTCTGGAGGGACGCCCGACTTACGAAGCCGTGTGAAGATCCTCCAGCCATCCGTCGCAGACACGAGTCCAACTCTTGAATGGAAAGGTCCGAACCGCAGTCTTGCGTGCATCAAGCGTCTTGACCATCTCATCCATCTTCTTCGCAACCTCCTCTGGGTCAAAGACGGGTGCCGAGAACCCGAGAGGCATGGAGCCCGCAAAGTACTGCGTGCCCGAAGACGGAACAAACGCTGCTACATCCTCGGTCAGAAACGACCGATAACTGCCCACATCCGTCACCACCTGAGGAGCACCTGTGTAGAGATGCTCGAGCTGACACAGACCAAATCCCTCGCCATCCGATGTATTGATACCAATATCGGTCATATTGTAGAGCTCGTTGATCTGCGCATCCGTCAGTGTATTCGGAGGCGCAGTGTCCACAATCATGAGGCGATTGGACAATGCCTCGGGGACCAGCCCCACCTTCTTGAGTTCTGTGATATAGATGCGCTGAAGGTCGTAGAACGCGCCATGCTGTGGGTTCATGGCGGTAACCACCAGCAGGTAGACTGGGTCCTTCGTGATAGCCAGCAGCTTCACGAAGCCCATAATCATCGTATCCAGACGCTTCCGCTGGCTGTTGCGGTTCGCATTGAGGAAGACGACTGCATCCGACGGAATCTTCAGGTTGCGACGAAGCGCCAGACGCTGCTCCCGAGCCATGCATGTGAACTCGGCAGCATCAATGCCGTGCTCAAGAACACTCGGCATCTTGGACCCTGGGGCATAGGCTGCATACGTCTCCGCCCACGACTGCGTAAAGCAATAGATGCGGTCGGCACTCTTGTTCATGGTGTCCACCAGTGGCTGGGCAATTCCATGGTACACCTGGTCCACATAGAGCCACAGCTTGAAGGGCGACTTCTCCTTGTCGTACTTCATCGCCTCCACAAACTTGCAGATGATGAGCGGGTCATTGTAAATCATGACCACGTCGGGGCGAACCATGTCCAGATACTCGGCAATCTTGTTGAATCCAAATCCCTCCTCGCGGGGATCCTCGTTGGATGCGGCATCATAGCCCACCACACCTTCAGGGAGTTTGCGGACGTTCTTGCGGTCGGGATGACGCTGGAATCCAAAGTGAAACGTCTTGACCTTCGGGGCCAGAGACGCAACCTGACGAAGAAGATTGTACGCCACCTTCGCATACCCGGTGGTCTGGTCTACGTGAGTACTGACGAGAACAAAGCGCATTGTATCAATTCTCTTGGCTCTGTATAAATAGAATGCAGGTCAACTCTGCTCAAGATTACCTGACCCAGTACAAGCGTCAGGTGGTAGGCAACACCTACATTGCTGACCCGCCCGCGAAGGCGAAGAACAAGTCCAGTTACAATTACACCATGTTCGTCGCCAATCGCGCGACGGTCTACAATAAGTTCGTTGGAGGTGCGTGCCGCGGAAACCAGACATGTAATTCGGCTTCCTTGGGCAAGTCCTTCACGTCGTCGTGCTGCGTGTCAAGTGGCGCGGTTCTCTATTAAACAATGATGTTCCTTAACTACAAATGCCTGGTGCGCTTCTCCAGTTGGTGGGCACGGGGGCTCAGAACGAGTTGATTAACGGCAACCCGTCCATGACCCACTTCCGCAGCACCTACAAGCGCCACACGAACTTTGCCATGGAGCATATTCGTGTGGACTTTTCAGCGTCCAATCTCAACTTTGACGTGGCCCAGACACGCAAGCTGTCTGCGCGCATTGACCGCTACGCTCAGTTGCTGAACGATTGCTACGCGGTCCTGACGCTCCCCGACATCTGGTCTCCATTGGTTCCACTCACCGTGGCGCCACCTACGGGATATGACCCTCGGTGTACAGCGGTTGGGTATGAGTTCCAGTGGATTCCTAATATCGGATACAATCTGATTGACCACATTGAACTCACCATGAATGGACAGGTGATTCAGACGATTCCGGGCGAGTGGCTGAAGTTGTATTCGTACTTGACGTTTGATGGTACCAAGCGCCTGACTGTGAATCAGATGGTCGGCAACGTGCCCGAGACGTACGACCCCGCAAATGCCTTTGACCGGCAAGGGCAGTATCCCCATGCAGTGTCGTATGCGACTCCCGCCTACGATGCGAATGGAAATCTGATTTTCCCGGGTGCGAACATTCCCGAGCCGTCCATTCGGTCTCGCCAGTTGGTGGTTCCTTTGCATTTCTGGTTCTGCGAGTCGGCGGGATGTGCTCTGCCTCTGGTGTCGCTTCAGAACACAGAAGTGTACATCAATGTGATTCTGCGTCCTCTGAACTACCTGTACACGGTGATTGACGTTGTGCCGACATCGCCTACCTACGGACAGCGCATTCGTCCTACAGGTTCGTACCCATTGAGTCTGTTCTTAACACCGACGCTGCCGAATGGAAAGCCGACAAATGCGGGTGTTTCAAACTTCAATCCCGATCCGTATCTGGAGTGCAACTTCTTCTACCTCACGGAGATGGAGATGAACCAGTTGGCTCAAGCGGATCAGAGTTACATGCTGAAGGAAATCAGTTTTGTGGGCGCCGAGGGGCAGTATGGTCCCAACACAGACCTCCTGCTCCCAATGCGGAATTTGGTCACGCGCGTCACGTGGGTGGCTCGGCGATCAGATAGCGTGGCTACGAATGCATGGGACAATTACACCAACTGGCCGAATCCCAAGCGGGCGCCATGGAGCATGAACACAACCGATGTGGCGACGAGCCTGTATGCGTCTGGACAACAGCAAGTGACGTCCGTGTTTCCCAAGGACATTGTGATTGACGGCACGATCCTCTTTGACGGCAATGAGCGGCTGCAAGTGAAACCGTCCGAGTACTATTCATTGCTTGAGACCTACCGATTTGCGAGTGGTGTGACTCCTGACCGCCTTCCGGGTGTATATATGTACTCCTTTGCACTGAACAACAATGAGTACCAACCCTCGGGAGCCGCAAACGGAAGTAAGATTAACAAACCTGTCTTGCGTCTGACTCTGCAGCAGCCACTGCCTGCGGCGAACCAAATCTTCCAGTTTGTAGGCGTGGGCGGTATCTCGGGAACCGTGCTCACGTTGACGGCGGGCGGACCGTTTGTGGTTGGCGCAATTTTGTCGGGAACAGGCGTAACGCCAGGCACAGTCATCGCGGCGATTAACGGCTCAACGTACACAGTGACGCCTTCCCAGACGGTGCCTCCGGGTACAGTAATCACAGAGACGATTCCGGCAACCACGACCACGACCGTGTGCGTTCTGAAGTCAACAGCCTTTAGTTCAAACCCAACCGTGATTCCTCCTGGTCAGCTTTCACTGTATACCGCGGATCAGGTCTTGACCATTGTACAGAACACGAACAATGCTACGGTGGTCTTTGCCTACACATATACGGTGAACGCATACGTAGAGTCGTACAACTACTTGCGTGTCGTGAGTGGGTTGGCTAATCTTGTGTTTGCTTCTTAACAATATGAGTAACCCTCCTCCCGTAAAGGTAAGCCCTCGGCCGACAGGACGCGATGTTGCCGAAGTTGAGCTTCCCACGCCTCAGGTCCCCCTATCCACTATCCCATCCATGCCCTCGTACTCGTTTCCGTCCACAGATACCCGAAACCTTCGCATTGTGAGTGCGATATTCGTATACGGCGAGCAGAATGTGAACTGCGTCAAGTATATCAAACCGCACATTTCGTATGGGTATGTTGAGTACCCGATGAAGTCACTCCTTGCCGACATGAAGGACGAACATGCAATCGTAGATGTTGACAATGCCGATGCTCTGAAACTGCATCCCCCCAAGTTGTTCGTCAAATACATTGATCCAGAGGGATTCCACTCGCTTGAATTTGGAATAGAGGACATTGTCGTCTTGGGAAAACTGACTGCGTGGGGTCTGTTTCTGAAGAAGCCCGGAGAGCTCAGTTGGACTGCGGCACTGGCTGCAGGTCGTATCCAGTTCTGGTTCGCAGTGGCTGTGTTTTGGGTCTTGATGATTGTGTGGGCGTACAAAATGTGGACGCACATGAGCGAGATGGGGCTCAGTTGGAGAACCGCAACCGCCGCCACATTCGGAGAGTACGGTCAATGGTTTGCATTGTTTGCAGGCGTACTTGCTCCGCTAGGGGCAACGCGCTATGTAATGGCGTTCATTGCTGCACTGGCTCCCGTCTGGTCCTTCTGTATTCAGTTTGCACTCTGGTTCTTTGTCGACAGTCAAATTGACCGTCGGCTGGGGGGCACGGCGGCGCCGCAGTCCACTCCCACACCGAGTCTAATGCAAGGGCTGTCCGCGCTGAGGGCCGCGCGTCAAAAGTGATTCTTAGTCACTACATAATGCTCGACGGTATCTGGTTCGCTGCAGGCGTCACGATCGGACTCTTGTTGTCTACGGTCGTTATCCCGCCTCGCCGCACGATTTCCAAGGTTCCCGACCCGATGGACGGAAACCTTGTGTACCACACCGATACAGGGTGTGTCCACGTCGAAGCCACCGAAGTTCCGTGCACATCCGAGACGGACTCCTTCAATCTTTTGGCCTCGCTTAAGAAGTAAGGGGATGCTAAACATCACTCATGCAATTGAACGAGCCCGACCGTTCTTTTCCTTCATTGTCGGTCTGGGACTCGCAGCGCTGCTGTTCCACCGCGACTTCGTGACCCATTACACGTTAGCTTTGCCCCTAGATGACGTACGCACCAAGACGAATCGGATCAATGGAAAGTGCTATCGCTACCGCGTGGAAGATGCAGTGTGCGAAAAGATGCCTTCAGTATAAACAATGGACAGTGATTCGACCTCTTTGGATGCGTTGCTGCCGTCGCCGCAGGGAAATCAGTCGGCTCCCCCGCTTATCCCCATGCCGTCCACAGACCAGACGACGCAAGGATCAATGATTCCGTCCTTCAAGCCGACCCTGCCGCAGATGGGATTCATGTTCCGCAACCTGAAGTTGTATGTCTGCTTCTTTATTGCCGCGGCGATCATTTCCCTGTCCACGCCGCGCAACATGCTGCTTCAGTACCTTCCGTCCATGTACACCAGCGGTGGTGTAGTGTCGTGGCAGGGTGCAGGTGTTCTGGGCGCGGCGGCGGTGGTGATTGCCCACTTGCTATCTGTATTCCTCGGTAGTCTGGGGATTTAAGAGACCTGAGTCAGAATAAGTATGGACCGCCCCGCTTGGGTCTATCCCAACATCTGCCTTGGTGCAGGTGCGTCCTTGACCCCATTCTTCGTCAATGCCCATCAGGT